CGCTCCAGTATCACGGGCGCTTCCGGCAGCGTGCGCATAATCCACCGTACAGGGGCCATGACAACGGCGCTGGACCGCCCGTCACCCACGCTGGCTGCGTAGTTGCGGCTACTGTTCGGTTGGGAGATGCCCCAGGCCCGCTCCGTCGGATACCGCACCACTGCGAGCGCCTTGCGCCACGGGGCCAACAACGCCTTGATGGGATTCTTCATAGTACCCTCCATGCTGGGGCTGATGTTAGTTCCGAGAACGCCCCTGATACCGAGTCAATCATATCATCATGGGCGCCGTTCGGGAATGCTTCGGCCTCGTCCAGGAATGCGTTAATCCACGGGCCGCGCACCAGGCGCACGTTGCCCGCCTCTGCCGCCGACGATATGGGGTTGGCGCGAACCTCTTTGCTGCCCGTGGCGGGCGCGCCTGAAAACGCGAAGCCCACGAGCACCTGGCGTGCATAGTGGTCAATCATGCTCTTGCCGCTCGCGCCCGGCTCCTGCTCCATGCGTACTGGCACACCGCGCCCGTCTAGCTCGGCGGTCTGGCGGATGAGCGCCTCTACGCCTTGGGGCCGCGCCTGGACGTGGCGCATGTCGCGGATGTACCAGACGCCGTCCTTACGCGCCACGCACGCGCCCGCCGTCCAGTCAGGGTCCTTGCCGGGCTTCGGTTCCGTTGCGGCCAGGTCCCAATACCGCAGCCACGATAGGCCCGCCGGCGCTTCGTCCACGACAAGGAACCACTCGCGCTTGAACTTGCTGCCGCCCATGCGGGCTGTCCAGTCGCCATTGAGGAGCTGGGCCTTGGTAATCGGGTCCAGCTCTGCCAGCGACTTGACATACTCGGTGCTATCCAGGCTGGGGTTGTCTGCCAGTTTCGCGGGGATGAACACGCGGCCATGTTCGCGCCCCTCAACCAAGAAGCGTTGCTTGACCCAATCGTGGCCCACGTTGCCTGGGTTGGACGCGCTCCGCATACGCAGCGGCACGTTGGACGTTTTGAGGCGCCGTAGCCGCGAGAACATATAGCGGTACTGGGATTCCGAGAATTGCGTTAGTTCATCGAATCCTATCGATTGGTACTCAGCTGACTGGTACTGGTAGATGTCCGCCTCATGCTCCAGGTAGCCAAACGCCAGCACCGCGCCGGAGGGGAAGCGCCAGGTCTTGTTCTGCTCACTCCATGCAGCATCCGTGCCTGCGAGCCACTCCTGCGCTTTGGGAATCAACGCCCCGGGTTTGGCTAGGTCGGCGAACGTGCGGCGTAGAATCAGCGCCGCATACCCTGGGATGTCCACGTATTGCAGAGCCGCCATGAGGAGCGCCGCCGATTTGCCACCGCCGGCCGCTCCGCCGTAGAACGCCTCCAGTTGCGGCAGCAGGAGGAACGCCGCCTGTTTAGGGTGTGGCGCAACGGGGATGTAGCGCGTCATGCGAGGCGTGAGCGCGGCACGGAGCGCGGGATTGGCCTCTATCACGGCCTCAAGCGTGGCTGTTGCCATTCGTCCCGTTCCCGTTGACCCCTGGCGTCACATCCCGCACTTCGCCCTCCACGATGGGCGCGGGTGTGCCGGATGGTAGCGCAAACACTCCGGCCTCTTGCAGGATGCGAGCCACCGTCGCAAGGTCAGCGACACTGGCCGCGACCACCAGTGTGTTGTTGATGGTCGTGACGTTGGCGGCCAGCCCGTCGCCCGTGTGCCCATCGAAGAGGCCCAAGTGTTGAGATAACGCTTTGAGTGCTTCGGTTTTCGAGTGGAACTTGACGCGAAACACGGTGCCCTCTTTCGTCGGCACCTCGGAGACTTCTGAGATGGCGGCGGCCTCTTCGTCAGTCAAGTCCTCCGAGCGCTTGATGAGGACGCCGCCTGGCCCCCAGGACATGACGCTGCGGGCATCGGCCAGGGCGATTCGCCGGTACTCCTCGATGATGCGTTCTGCCGTCAACTCGGTGCGATGCATGAGCTGTTGGCGCTTTCGCTGGACTAGGGCATGTATGCTAGGTTTAGCTAGGAGCGCCGCCCCCTGCTCGTTGGCGGTGCGGGGCGAGTAGCCCGCCCGGATAGCGGCCTGTGTAGCGTTGAAATCAACGAGCCACTCAAGGGCAAATCGCTCCTGCTTGGGGGTGAGCGTGTGCTTGGGCTTCGCGCGTGGCATCACAGTTGCCCCCGTGCTCGCCGTTTATGCCTAGTAGTCACACGCTCATTGTACCAGATGCGAGGGGATACTGGTATCCCCTGGGGGTGGGTATCGTCCCTAGGGAGGGGGCTTCCCCCTCCCTGGGACACCCAAGAAGAGTTCTACGTACCCTTTCGTGCCCTTGGTGCATTAAGGGCGAATGGCTCAGTAAGCCTTACACACTCCCCCTCCTAGTAAGGGGGGGGGATTATAAAGGGGGGGGGACAGATACGGAAGGGCCGAAAAAGTAACCCATATCTACTGTAATCTCCGGGGAGTTTTGTATCTGGCTCAGATACAAACGTGACCCCTTACTTGACAAGTGCAGTTAGTGAGACAACGTATCTGGGGGAGGGCATTTTGAGGGTGTAAGGGGGGTGTACGGCCTCAGTAAGTCTTACTGTAAGGGGGTGTAAGGCCTTACTCCACAGTCGCTACTTACCATAACTCTCCGCATTTTGGCGCCCACGTCAGATACGGAAAACAGTACCCTAGATACATAATCCCGTCAAGTACAGATACAACCCAGATACGGCTTGACGTAGAGTAGTGCGGAGCGTAGAGTATGTGGCGTCAAGGGAAAGAGCGAAGGAGGTAAGGACGATGACGGAATCACAAGCGCACACCCTGGCACAACGCCGGTCCCAGCGCAATGAGGACAGCGCCTACTATGTGGTATATGAGGGCGGCGAATGGGACTGTGCCAGCGAGTACGTCATGGACACCTACTACGCTGGCAACCAACCAGTGGCGTGCTACGTGGGGGGTAAGCGGGATTCCTAAGCAGCTCCCCCATCCCCAAGGGGCCGGGTGTGACGGCCCCGCAAGGGAAACGGTGAGTGCGGAGGTTGATACATGGCACGACTGACAGTCGGCGAACGTCGGGCAGCGCAGGCGGAGGAAGCGGCTGGCTTCCTCGAAAAGGCAATCGGTATCCTGGAGGAACTGTTCAGCGATGTGGATGAGGTGCGGGGCAATCTGGAAGAGCACTTTGGCGGGACCGAACGCTACCAGCGGTTGGAAGAGCTGACCTTCGCACTGGAAGAGGTCAAGGGACAGGTGGAAGAAGCCAAGGACGGGATACAGGACTTGGACTTCAGCAGTTAGCATAGCGTGGTAAAGCAGCTCCCCCATCCCCAGGGGGCGGATGCTGGGTATCCGCCCTCCAGGGAATAAGTGAGCGAAAGGAGCAACATGGCCAAGTACGTCAAGTGCAAAACCTGCCGCCAGATGGTAGAGGTCACGTTCCCGCTGGCCGAGTGCCCCCAGGGGAACGCCGAGCGGCACGAGTCGCATACCATCCCGTTGCAGGCACTCCTGTTCCTGTCACCTTTTTGGCGCCGTCACGCGCCGGGGAAGGAGGTGTAACGTGGCAAGTCGAAGCAAATTGGACAGAGAGATTGCCGCAGCATGGGCGGCATTCCACGCCGCCAACACGGGTTCTCAGGAGTCTGCGGACCTATGGGCAAAGTGGACCGCCCTGGTGGAGCAACGTTCTGCCCGCAGGCGCGATACGGCGCCGGAAAGGAAGGTGTAGCATGGCGCAAACAGGCTACGGAAGCCTCAGCCTCAGCTCGGTGCCGCTGGCCACGGTCGAGGCCGTGCAGCGAGCGGCGGCCGGGGCCAAGACCACAACCCGCGCCTGGATACTGGCCGCAATCCAGGCCAAACTGGAAGGAAAGGGGAAGCCATGACGCTCCTCCGCGTCATCTGGGCCTGGGTGCATGGCCGGGGGTACTACGTGGTCTGGGGCGGACGCCTCCGGCGCCTCTAGCCACCACCGGCGGCACAAGAGGCGGGACCGACAACCCCGCCTCTACTGTCGTTGAAAGCGACGGACGGAACACCGGGACCTGAACGTTAGTGCTCAATTGTCTGTGTCGAGGGAACCTCCTTCGCAGATTTGCCCTTCGGCGCCAGCGTCGCCACTAGCGCCTCCGTCCGTCGCCAAGGGCACGATAATCAGTGGCGGTCAGGGCCACGGAACACACCATCCCGGTGTGCGCGTCCCACAGCCGGGACGCCAAGCGCTCATGGTAGGTCCGCGCCACATCCTCCCGTAGTAGGTTGGTCGCTATCGCCAAATCTCGGCCATTGCGGTATCGTTCGTCCACCATCGCCGTGAGCTTTTCCGTCACCCAGGGCGTAACGGTCTCAGCGCCCAGGTCGTCCAACACCAGCAGGTCAGCGGCCTGGTAACGCTCGAAGACATCGAGGAATCCCAT